TCACAGGTAGCAATTGCTAAAAGATTAGGTGTGCCACTTGAAGAATATGCGAAACATTTAACCACGAAGGAGGTATAGGCATATGGAAAAAAACAAAACAATTAAGACTTCCCGTGCGAGCGAAACAAGGTCAAAAACTGAAAGACCTAAAGTTTGGACTCCACCGTCATCTTTAGATGCACCACCTGCGCCTAGCGGCTTTAGACACAGATGGATAAGAGCTGAAAGCTTGGGATTCGATGATACGAAAAACATAGCTGGCAGATTAAGATCAGGTTATGAATTAGTGAGAGCTGATGAATATCCAGATCATGATTATCCAAGTGTTAAGGACGGAAAATACGCAGGAGTCATTGGAGTAGGCGGCCTAGTGCTGGCTAGAGTACCAGAAGAGATCGCAAAATCTCGTGAAGAGTACTTCGCAAGAAGAACTCAAGAACGAGAAGACGCTATTGCAAACGATCCTCTGAAGGAACAGCATCCAAGTATGCCGATCAGCAAAGATCGTCAGACTCGTGTAACTTTTGGTGGTACAAAGAAGGACTAATTATTTAGTAATTCCTATCCAACAAAGTAAATTAAAACTTAACAAGGAGACAATATGGCAAACGATACCAAAGCCTTTGGCTTAAGAGCTTTAGGAAAATTGGGAAGTAATCCAGCGAATGGTGGTCAGGGACAATACAATATCTCTGATAACTACTCTACATCTATATTTCAAGGAGATATGGTAACTGTAGACGCAGGATACATTGCTCCGGTTGTAACAACTACTTTAACTACCGTTCTAGGTGTGTTTAATGGTTGTTTAATCGAAGTGAGCCCAACGACTGGTAAGCCGACTTGGTCAAACAAATACACACAAACGAATATCACTCAAGGTGAAATTCAAGCGTATGTAATTGATGATCCAAATCAGCTTTACTTGGTAAAATCAACTGGAACAGCTGCTGGTCAAACAGCAGTAGGAGAATCGTACGAGCAAGTATATGCTACAGGTAATACTACAAATGGTATTTCTGGAGTGTATTTAAATCTTGGCGCTTCAACTACAGCACAATTAAGAATACTTCAAACGTCACCTTTCATCGGAAACGAAGAAGGCGCAACAAATGAAGATTTCATTGTGAAAATAGCTGGAACATTAAACTAAAGGAGACTTAAACTATGGCTATCTCAAGATCACAACTAGTTAAAGAACTAGAACCAGGTTTAAACGCTCTGTTTGGACTTGAATACAAACGCTATGAAAATGAGCATGATCAAATATTTGATAAAGAAACTTCTGATCGAGCATTCGAAGAAGAAGTAATGTTATCAGGTTTTGGTAATGCTTCTATCAAAGCAGAAGGTCAAGGTGTTACATATGATACAGCACAAGAAACTTTCACTGCTAGATATACGCACAATACTATAGCTCTTGCATTTTCAATCACTGAAGAAGCGATTGAAGATAACTTGTATGACAGACTTGCGTCTAGATATACAAAAGCATTAGCTAGATCTATGGCGAATACAAAGCAAGTAACAGCTGCTAACGTTTTAAATAACGGATTCAGCTCTACTTACCCAGGTGGTGACGGCTCTGCGTTGTTTTCAACATCACACGCGACTATTGCTGGTTCATTCAGCAATACATTAGCTACTCAAGCTGACTTAAACGAAACATCATTAGAACAGTCTTTAATCGACATCGCTGCTCTAACTGATGAAAGAGGTTTAAAAATTGCAGCTCAAGGAATTAAATTAATTATTCCTTCTCAATTGCAATTTACAGCTGATAGATTAATGGCTTCCGCTGGTAGAGTTGGAACAGCTGATAATGATATCAATGCAATCAAAAACATGGGAATGATTTCTGGTGGTTACACTATAAATCACTTCTTAACTGATTCTGATGCATATTTCATTAAGACAGATGTACCAAACGGTATGAAGTATTTCGAAAGATCACCGATTAGAACTTCTATGGAAGGTGATTTCGAAACTGGTAACGTTAGATACAAAGCTAGAGAAAGATACAGCTTCGGCTGGTCTGACCCTAGAGGTATCTTCGGTTCATCAGGAGCGTAAGGACTTT